CAGTGCAGCAGGCCTTTCGGGGTTTCGAGGCTGCCATCGTCACGAATGAATGCCTTGTCTTCGCGCGAGCTCATGGCGCCGGTCAGGTCGTCCACCACTACGCGGTCGACGTTCGGGCTGGTGCCAGCGTAAGCCAGCAGATCGTTCGAAATCGGGACCAGGCCGGTCAGCTTTTTAGCCGACAGCTTCAGGTTGTCGAAGGTCTGGCCGGTCACCGGGATATCGGTATCGCTGCCGATGTAGCTGACGACGGCACCGCCTTTCAGCCGCGGCAGGGTGATGTTGCCGTTGGTGAGCGGCAGGCTGCGGGCGCCGAGGCGGCGGACAACCGACTGTGGACGCCACAGCTCGATGATTTCGCGAGCCATGTTCGCCGGAACCAGGACGCCGCCGGCGCCGGGGGTCAGGGTATTCAGCGCCATCGCCACGTCATCGCCGAAGCCGTTGTCGGACGCGAATTTGGCGGCGACTTGCTGGTTACCTTGGGCTGCGACCAGCGCGCGGACCATGCGCGACATGCCCAGGCCCGGAAGTTGTGCTTCGCGCGGGCGCGCCGCCATACTGCCGGCGGGCGGCGCGGCAGGCTGGTGAGCTGCCGCCAGCGCGCGGTCGACCGGCACCGCGGCCGCGGCGGCGATGCTTTCGGCAGACTCCATACGGGTGATCTGTGCGGTCAGGTCGCCGAATTTGGCTTGCAGATCGGTGAACTCCTTCACCTGCTCCACGGTCAGTTGGCCGCCGCCGGCTTCGATCAGGGCCAGAGCTTGGACGCTGGCGTTGACCTTGGCGCGTTCGCTGCGGAGCTCATTGATGGTTGGCATATTTGCCTCTCCTAGAATTGAAAAAGCCGCCTCGAGGGCGGCTTGGTTGCTGTTTCCGCGAACGCGGTCAGGTTTGGGTCTGCATGGCCATCGCTTTGGCGCGAGTGCCGATGGATTGTTTGGCGCTACGAGCGACACGTGCCTCGCGGGCCTGGGCGGCAATGCGATCGATAGCCGCTTGCGGAGTCTCAATGCGATCTGCGAAGCCGATATCGACGCCCTGCTGCCCCATGAACACGCCGGCTTCGGTTCCCCGCACAGCGTCGACGCTGGTACCGCGGTAACGCGCAACCGCGTCGACGAACTGGCCGTAGTAGCCCTGCACCATGTCGTTCAAAAACTTGAGCGACTGGTCGGACAGCGGCTCATGCGGGCTCAGGTCGTTCTTGTGTGCGCCCGCGTAGACCGTTGTCACTTTCACACCCATCTGCTCGTTGCGAGCCGAAACGTCGAGGTGCTTAGCGATCACACCGACAGAACCGACGCCCGACGTGCGCGACATCGACACGTTGCCGATCGCAGAGGCCAGCAGATAGCCCGCCGAGTAAGCGCTGTAGTGGGTGATCGCGCTCATCGGCTTGACGCCGCGCGCTTCGTAGAGGAAGTCCGCCAGTTCGAAAGCGCCGACGGTGCTGCCACCGGGGCTGTCGATATCGAATGCGATCTGATCGACCGCTGGATCCGCGAGAGCTGAAGTAACCTGCGCTCGAAGCTGCTCGTAGCTGGTCATCGTCTCGCATGGGTTCATCTGCATGCTGCGACTCACCAGGACGCCATGCACCGGGATGATTGCGACGCCGGTGTCAGCGATTTGCTGGCGGCGCGCCGATTCGGCCCTCATGGCGGCCGTCTCGTAACTGCGGTCATCATCGTCCTCCATCATCTGCGGCGCGGCGCCGTTGACACTCAGGTTGACAATGTTCAGGCTCATTTGCTGGTTGGCCCAAGCCGCAACCTGGTCCAGCGTCGACTCGGTCACCATCAGCGGCTGATTGAAAATCATGCTGGCGATGCGGAAGCGGTTTTTCATACAAGGATTCCTTCGATCTCGGCGACCGCTTTCGGGTTGGCCTTGGGCATCTGGTCCGGCAGCGGCTTGGCCGCGTCGACCATGTTCAACGGCTGCAAGTAGGTGTCGCCACCAGTAATCGGCGGCAGGTTTTCCAGGCGCCGGATGTCGTTCACCGAAAGCCAGCCCCACTGGCGCGCCACCGCGTAGGCCGCATAGCGCGAGGCCTGATCGCCGCGCAGCAGGCCAGAAACGTTGAATTCGATGTAATACTCGTTGCGCTCACTAGGGAGCAGCAGGTCGCGCATCATGGCCTGCTCGTGCCGCTTGATCCACGGCAGCAGTGTGTAGATCACGAACTGAATGGCCTGGTGTTCGATGTTCGAGAACGTGGCCTTATCCAGCTCGCCGATCATGTGCGGCGGCACCTTGTAGATGCGCGCGATGTCCAGGGACGTCAGCTTCAGCGCGGGGATAAGCTCCGCATCGACGTTCGTCATCGACAGCGGCTTGAAGGTCATCCCCTCCTGCAGCATGGCCACGCGCTTGGCGTTGCTGCTGCCGCCGTACATCTGCTGCCACTTATCCGTGATCCTGTCGATCACGCCTTGGTCCTTGATCGGGGCAGACTCACGCGGACGCTCGATCACGCCTGATAGCGCGGTGCCATTCAGGAACGACTTGCCGGCGTACTGTTGGATCGCTGCGGCATAGCCAATCGAGTTCGCATGCAGCATGATCGGCGACACGCCGACGTATCCATTCAGGCTCCACCAACGCACATGGTGGACCATGCGCTGAGGCACAGGATCCTGTCCGTCGATCCGGTAGTACGGCAGCAGGTCCGGGCCCTTCATCACCTGGACCGTCTCGCACGAGAGCGGATACAGGCCTGTGACTGTTCCATCCGGGTCGCGGCCGATGATGCTGTAGGAGTTGCCGCGCGTGCCGGCGGACATCTGGCTCTGTTCGCGGAATTCGAGGGGCGTTTGCCATTCGTTGGGCGCGTGCGCCAGGATACGATACAGAGGATGGTCTTTCGCGACCTCCCTACCGCCGTCCTCGGTGCGCCTGAAAAGCTCGAGCGGCAGTTGCGCGATACTTTCTGACAGGAGCGTCACGCATGCCTGCACCGCGGTGAGCGCCAGGGCCGACTCCACGGTTACCAGCGGACCTGCATCGGAGCGCGTCCCGCCCAGGCCCGACAGCCATCCACCGTTACCGGTGGCGATCTGTGGACTGAAAAACTGTTTGGCGAACATCCGTTACCCCTTGCCGCCGCGCGCAAGGGCGCGAGCGACGATGTACGACCAGGACAGCAGGCCAGCGCCGGCGACGATGAAGCCGGCCGGCAGGAAGATCATGCCGGCGCCGATCGTGATCGACACCAGACCGAGAATGCCGGCGACGAGGGTCGCCCAGTCGATGAAACTCATATCGTTACGCCCTCGTCGTAAATTGAAGTGGTCTGAGCCGGTTCAGGATTCAGCGCCATCAGTTGGACGGCGTTGAAGAGCGCCATCAGCGGGTCGATCTTTCCAGTGCCGGATGCCTGCTTGGTGATCAGGGCGGCGTTTCCCTTCGGTTCGATTTTGGCGTTGCTGACGCACCAATTCATGAGCGGCTGGCCGCCGTGGACCAGCACGCCTTCGGCCAGCTTCCTCTCGGCGACACTAATGGCACCGATCAACTTCCAGCCCTGCGAGATGCCGAAGCATTTTTTCTCGTCGATTCCGGCATCGATCAGCGCCTGGAACATGACCTTGTGGGTTTTCTCCGGGTCAAGGCCGACCGAGGCGAGCAAGCCGGACTCGTTCACTTCCTTAACCACGGCAGCCACCGCGGCGACGTCGCCCGGCAGCTGTTCGATGATCACCAAGTCTCCCTGCTTTTCGAAGTCGTTGTACTTGCTTTCTTCGCTCTTGCGCCGCTCGAGCGCGACTGGGTGAGCCCATGCCCGCGTCCATGCCAGCCACTTGCCAGTGTCGCGCTCGCGACCAACAACGGCCAGTCCGAGCAAGTCGTCCAGTCCGCCGCCATCGATGCCGACAGTCACGACTTCGCAGCGGGCCAGCAGTTGGTGGAGCGTTATGCCTGGCGCCTTGGCTTGCTGTTCCCAAAAATCTGCACCGGTCCAGCGGTCGGCACGGAGATTCATGCCAATCTGGACATTCAAGTGCTTAGCACGAACGTCGCGAATCGCATGCTCGCCCGATTCCTGCGCTTCCTGGATCTTCTGAGCGATTACCTCCGCGTCGACGGAGATTTCCCAGTTCGGGTTTGTAATGTAAGCATTAGAAAGATCCTCATACGCCTTTGCCTGGAGCAGGTGCTCAGGGAACTCATAGATCACCGGAAGGAACCTTGGATCGTTGACCAACCCGTCCCTCACCTTGCGGGCATAGTTCAATTTGTCCAGGAAGACGCCGGCAGGCGGGGCGTCGGATTGCGTTGTGCAGTAGAAGACGAAACCCTCGGGCCGCGAGGTGATGCCGCCTGTTGCCTCGGTGAGCATCGCGGCGGCCTTCGCATGCTTGCCGAACTCCCATAGCTCATCAACAAATACACCAATCGCCTTCTTGCCGGTTACCGTTGCAGAATCGGCTGCTACCACCTTCAAAGTGGCGCGCGTGAGGCGACACGTCACCGTTTTGATGTGCTGCTGCTCGTGAAATCGGTCGGTCAACTCTTCATCCGCGAAAATCATTTCGCGAATCGGCTTGTATGCGCTCTCTGCTGCTTCTTTGGTAGGGGCAAGGATGATGAATTCGCCGGCTGACCGCGTGTTCAGGATAAGTGCGGTCAGCATTACAGCGGCCGCAATCATCGACTTGCCGTTCTTCTTCGACACCATCAGAAAGTAATTCGTGATGAGTCGACGCTTCCTTTTGCGATCGTATGCGCCGAACAGCGCCTCGACCAGATCGGTAACCCATGGCTGACAGGCCTCACCCATCGTCGGGCTTCCGTCCGCATCGACCATACGCAGCTCGGAGAACACGCTCATGGCGTCAGCCGCTTCGTCCGGGAAGAGCGGCTTAACTGGCACCAGCGACTGGCGCGCGACAATACGCTTTTCCCAGTCCGGCAGTGCAGTAGTCCAGGTCGTCATGACACCACCCTCAGCCCGAAGCGACCGGTACCGGCTTTCTTAGCCGCCGCATCTTTCTCGTCCTTCTTGCCGCCCTCACCCAGCTTTTTGTGCTTGAACGGCAGCATGGCCTTGGCAGCGTCGATGCGAAGCCGAAGATCCGCAGCGGGTTCGTTCATCACATTTGTGAGGAATTCGACAGGGTCGGCGGTTGCAGGGATCTCAATTGAATCGAGGGGTGGAAGCGGCGCCGCCGGCGACTTGGTGCCGGCGCCAGGTGCCGGTTTGCGTCGCTCATCGAGGTACGCTTTAACATCTCGGTCTTTAACATTTCTGGACCCGGCTGCTGATGCCGTTTTTTCACTGAAGCCAGCGCGAATCGCTGCCTCCTTATTGGAGAACCCGGCCAAAACGGCATCGGCGAAGGCTCGCTTTTTGCCTGTTAAAGCCATTAACAATTTCCTCCAGGGGGACAAAAATCTGCGACTGAGAAACTAGGGGGTGTCCAGGCCGCATGGGGCTGCAGGGATGCAATAGCCCCTCCCCTTTGTGCCTCAACCGCGGCCGCGTGCGGCCTCCTCACGGGCCGATTTGGCGTCGTGGCAGGGCTGGCACAAGGTTTCCTTGTTGCTGTCTTCATCCGATCCGCCATCAGCCAGAGGGACGATATGATCGACGGGATAGCCAATGGTGGTGCGGCCTTGCCGTTTGCACTCCTGGCACAGGCCACAGTCTCGCGCACGGATGCGCTCCCGATCACGCACGCCGGCTGATCCACGCTTTCGCTCGACCGTATCGGGCCGCTGCGTCGGAAGCATGGTGACGCGGCTGGCTGCCGGCCGC